ATCCCTGGAAACTGGGCGACCGAGGAAGACTGGGACCTGGTTTACAACAAACTGGGCAGACCGGCAGAGGCTGGCGATTACGATATAGGTGAGATGGAAGGCGACATGGCGGACTGGTTCCGTCAGGCCGCGCATCAATCAGGACTGTCCGATCGGCAGGCCGCAAAGCTCGCAGAGGCATACGGCGAGTTCGCAGGTCAGGCGACGGTGATGTCCGAAGAGGCGATGGAAACGCGCCGCTCGGAAGTCGAGACGGAGCTGCGAAAGGAATACGGCGGCGACTTCGACGACAAGATGGTCCGCGCCAACGAACTGCTGAAGGAGTTCGACGCACCGGACCTGACAGAAATACAGCTTGCGGACGGTAGCCTTCTTGGCGACAGCCCGGAGCTGGTCAAGCTGATGGTCAATATCAGCGATTATGTTGCCGAGCAGATTAGCGAGGATGGACTGGCAGGCAGGGATAGCCGACCGGGCATTACCGACGAAGACCTGCAGGCGCGTATGTCTGAAATGACGGCGAAGAACTCGCCGTATTGGGAAAAGCATCACCCGGAGCATGACCGAGTGGTCAATGAGGTGCTGAGATTACGAGAGCAGTTACATGGAGAATGATGCTCTGCGCCTCGAATGTTTGCGCCTTGCCGTACAGTTCGGCACCGCGCGCACGATAAACGATCCTGTAGATCTCGCTGAGAAATACTACATGTTCGTGAAACCCGCGGATAAGTCTAAGTCGGCCCCGCGGCGCAAGCCTGTGAGTAAGGCGGAGTAGTTGGCCTAACCGACAGTGAGCCAGGCGCGAGCCTGATAACCCACGCAATCATTCTAACCTCAACTGTAGGAGCATGAGTTATGTCAACTCAGGTGAATACGGCGTTCGTCAATCAGTTTAGTGCGAACGTCGCTATGCTCTCGCAGCAGATGGGAAGTCTGTTGCGAGGTGCCGTGGACACCGAAAGTGTCACCGGCGAAAAAGCCTTCTTCGACCAGGTCGGAGAAGCAGCCGCAGTAGCGCGGTCGTCAAGACACGGGGATACCCCGCTCGTCGAGACGCCTTACCATTAGTGGGGCCATGCAGCGGCGACGTTGCATGAAAACGCTGTGAATTGCTGGAAGCCCAGACCGGGTAATCAGCAGCCAAGCCGCAAAAGCGGAAGGTTCAGAGGCCATCCGAAAGGAGTAGGGGCGAAGCCGCCCCGAAGCGCAGCGCATCTCTCTGAGATGATGATATGGTCCGACACTCCGAGGAACCGGAGAGACGGTTAGCGCCCGTCATAACTGAAAGCACTCTCGGCGTATGGTCAGCCTAACCACTTACGAATGGGCTGACTTGATTGACGACGCTGACAAGGTTCGTATGTTGATCGACCCGACGTCTTCGTATGCCCGTGCGGCTGCGGCGGCGATTGGTCGCGCGATGGACGACACCATCATCAGCGCACTCGGTGGCACGGCGAAGACTGGCAAGGAAGGAACGACTTCAACGGCGTTCCCAAGCGGCCAGAAAATCGCACACGCCTCCGGCGGCTTGACGATTGCGAAGCTGGTATCAGCAAAGAAGTTGCTCGATGCCCAGTCGGTTGATCCGTCAATCAAGCGGTACATCGTTGTATCGCCCGAGCAGATCGAAGACCTGCTCAACTCCACGACCGTCACTTCTTCGGATTTCAACACCGTTAAGGCGTTGGTCCAGGGTGACATCAATACGTTCGTAGGATTCGAGTTTATCGTCTCCAACCGTCTCAGCGACGACGGCACCTCCCGCCTCTGCTACGCATGGGCGCAGGACGGTGTAAAGCTGGCGGTCGGGAAAGACGTCATGGCTCGCATCGATGAACGCAGCGACAAGTCCTTAATGGATAGGGACGCCGCCTAGTAATAGGCGGGCAATTTCTGGGTGAACTCAGGGAAACTCTCTAGCAGACAATCCTGAGCCAAGCCGCGAAAGCGGAAGGTGCAACGACTATTCCGGAAGGAAGTACACCCCAAGCGGGGTGGAAGCGCCCAGCCCCTCATATGAGGGTGAAGATATAGTCTCATCTGCATGGCGACATGCAGCAGCCGGAAGGCGGGACAGGGTTTGCGACCCTGTTTGAAGATTTTGATTCCACGCAGGTTTACTATTGCGCGACCTTCGGTTCGACCCGGATGGAAGAAGACAAAGTCGTTGAAATTGCGTGTAACGAGTAGAGGAGGGAATAGTCATGGGTACTAAAAACTCTGATATCGTTGCAGCGTTTGAGGCAAGCCCTCCGACGTTGAGCGCAAGCCAGGATCTACATGGCGTAGTGCGTGTAGCCGCTGGCACCATCGAACTTGCAGCAGGGGACAGTGATGACGATGATATTGTCATGCTGGCTCAAGTGCCTGCCCACGCGAACATCACCCAGCTCTTTATTGGGTCTGATACGCTTGGCGGGAGCTGCACGTTCAACGTAGGCATCTACACCACGGCCGGCGTAGTTAAAGACGAAGACGTCTTTGCTTCTGCGGTAGCCGATGCTGCAGCTATGGCCGATGTCCGGTTTGAAGCCGCGAATATCGACACTGCTGGTAAGCGGGTGTGGGAACTTGCCGGCGATTCCACCAATCCCGGTGGGTACTACTACATCGCTGCCACTATGGCAGCGGCTGGCGGAACGGCGGGAACGATGAGTTTCCTGATCCACTACGTCATCGACTGATTGAGCGGGGGGCTTCGGCCCCCCTCTCTTTTTTTAAGGATTCAAGATGGCATCTGACGTTGATATTTGTAACTCGGCGCTGAACATGATCGGCGCGAGCAACATCATCTCGCTGACGGAAGACAGCCGAGCTGCGCGCGTCTGCAACCAGCGTTACGAGTTTATACGCGATGCCGTATTCAGAGCGCACCCGTGGAACTGTTTGGTCACGCGCACCAGCCTGGCCGCTGACAGCGACACGCCTGCGTTCGAGTTTGACCACCAGCACACACTGCCTGCCGATTGCCTGCGCGTTCTGCGCCCGGAGAACCCCGACACGGTCTTCCGCGTTGAAGGCCGCAAGATCATCAGCAGCACGACACCGTTCAAAATGATTTACGTCGCGCGGATTACCGACCCCAACGAATACGACCAGCTCCTGATTGAGTCGATCGCCGCGCGTCTGGCTGCAGATGTATCCTATGCGCTGGTAAACAGCGCCAGCCTGTCGCAGATGCTGATGGCGACCTACGACACAAAGCTGTCAGAGGCACGCTTCGTTGACGCGACAGAGGGTACGCCGGCGAACACCGTCAACATTGATCGCGCGGCATACACTGAGTCTGACGTCTTTATCTCTTCGAGGTTCTAGGTGCCAAAAGTCAGCACAGCCTTTGCCAACTTTACGGCCGGCGAGATCACGCCCAAGCTCTTTGGGCGCACGGACATCAGCAAATATGACAACGGTGCTGAAACCGTTGAAAACTTTCTGGTGCAGCCGCATGGTGGCCTGATGCGCCGCCCCGGCACGCGCTTTGTGTCCGAGGTTAAGAATAGCTCCAACGCTGTCCGGCTGATCCCGTTCGAGTTCAACGTCGAGCAGTCTTACATACTGGAGTTCGGCCCGACCTATTTTCGCGTCTACAAGGACGGGGGCCAGGTAGAATCCGGCGGGTCAGCGGTCGAGGTTACGACGGTCTACACCGCGTCGGATCTGGACGGCCTCAAGTTTGCCCAGGCGGCGGACACAATGTACATCGTTGCGCCCAATCACCCGATCTACAAGATCACGCGCACGAGCCACACGGCGTGTACGATTACCGAGGTGACCACACAGCGTGGACCGTTTCTCGATCAGAACATAACGACCACCACGCTGACCCCGGACAGCCGCGATGGCACGATCCGGCTGACCGCAAGCGCCGATTTGTGGACCGCCGACGATGTCGGGCGGCTGGTCAAGATTGAAGACGGGTTTGTGAAGATCACGTCGCGTGTTTCCGCAACAGTCGCTGACGGCACGGCGCAGGAGCTGGAGGACGGCAGATCAGAGATTCTGCCAAGCTACGCCGCGGCTACGATTTCATTCCACGAAGGCGATCCTGACGCGACCGGGCTGGAGCATAACGACCGCATCGAGGACACCGCGGCGGCGTTTATCGATCAGGGTTTCAAGGTCGGCCAGACGATTATCATCAGCGGCTCGACGTCAAACAATACGACCGACGGCCATCTGGTC